CGTGGCCGCGTTCGCCGTCAGCACGAAGCTCGCCGTGCCCGCAGCCAGTCTGCGCGCCGCCCTAAGCGTGGCCGCGTTCGCCGTCAGCGCGAAGCTCGCCGTGCCCGCCACCAGCCTGCGCGCCGCCCTAAGCGTGGCCGCGTTCGCCGTCAGCACGAAGCTCGGCGTGCCCGCCACCAGCCTACGCGCCGCCCTAAGCGTGGCCGCGTTCGCCGTCAGCGCGAACACGGCGGCATCGGCAGTCAAGGTGTACGGCGAGCCGCCTAGCGTATACGTGATGTACAGGTAGGGGTCGCTGGTGAGGTTGGCGTAGTCGGCGGTGCGCCAGGTAACGGAATCCTCCCTCGAATTCCGCCATGTCGGCGGCGTATTCGTAATGTCCCAATTGATGCGCAGGCCCAGCTTCGTCATCGCGCTCGTGTCGCCCGATTTGACAATGGCGGCTATGCCTGCCGCGATAAGCGGGATGACGTTATAGCCGTCGGTAGACCATCCGCTGAGTGCAAACGGATTGGAGAACGGCGTCGTCAAGTCTCTCATCAGCAGATAATCACCAGTAGCGACTGCTGTGTTAGCCGCAGGTGCCGATGCACAAATGATGACGGAACCCGCATAGTTATTCGCAACAGCACTGCCGCGCAGACTTAGCGAGGCATCACTAATTTGCGCAGCACTGGTGAGAGCACGGCAATCGAAAAGCAATAGCGCACGGGTAATCCTTGCCCACGCATCAGTCGTGTTACTACTGAGAAGTCGTGGTGCAACATTAGACGAGTCGCTATCGCTACTCGCTGTCCCAGCACCATCTCGTACCTCCGCCCATGTACCCGCAATGCCCCGTGCGCATAGCCCGTCAACCGTCAGCGTTTCAACGTGGGGATCGGGATAGACGGTGAGGTAGCTAGGCATCCTTGTTCCTCACCGGCGTATACGCCGCCAGCCCCGTCAGCGCCTTGGCGTGATCCTCGCAGTGCTTCGCCAGCGCCTCCAGGTCAGGATGCGGCTGCCCCGCGATCTTCCCGAAGTCCTTGTCCGTCAGCAGCCAGGTCGTGCTGTCCTTGGCGGTCGGGTCGCGTTTACCCATGCTCGCCGTGATGTGCGAGGTGGGAACGAAGCGCGACTCCTGCTTGCCCGCCAGCCCCTCCAGGACGTAATCGCCCACGGCGTAGCGCACGGACACCTGCTTGATGTAGCCGTCCTCGCCGGTGATGAACCAGCACACGTGGTAGGCGCAGAGAGCCATGCTATGTGTCCGTCAGGATGCCGCCGGTCTGATCGGAGTCAACGGTCAGAGTCTCGGTGTCCGCCAGCGTGATGCTCGATCCGTAATCCCACCAGCAGATCAGCGCGTCGGTAGCCGACGTGTCGTTGTACAGGATCGCGTAGCGGAACGGCCCGATGCCGCCGGCGGTGGCGGTGAATACCAGGTCGTTGGCGACCAGCTTGTACACCCCGGCGGTCTGGCTGCTGGCGGTGACGACCAGCGCCGAGCCGCCGGTCGTGTAGCCGTTCGCGGCTGCAGGGGGCGGGTGGAGCGTGACGGGCTCGAAGACCGTCTGCGACACCACGGGGGCGGTGTTGGTGAGCGCGATCCTGAGCGTGTCGGAGCCGAGGTTGTGCTTGCCCTCGGACCGATCCTCGACGAAGCAGTAGAACTTGGTTGGTGTCGCCATTCAAGGACTCCTTTGCTAATCTCTAGTTACGATCTTGAAGCGCAGCGACGAAGCGTTGGGGAAATCGAGCCGGATACCGCCGTCGAACACCTCGAAGCGCAGCGCCGCCCAATGCCCGGTTCCGGTCCAATACGCGGTAGTGGTGGGACTCAACATCAGCTTTCCCTGCTGTGCCTCGCTGATTACCAGTATGGCCGCGACATCCAGCGTGCTGAGCGTATCGTCGAGCCCGCTGCCGCACTTGCGGCAGAGACGCACCTCTGTCGCGCTGGAGAGGTCATATGGCCTGTCGTCGCGGGTGAGATAGAACGGAATCGGCTCTTGGGACCCTTCGCGCAGGACGTATTGCATCGATATCCTCCTCAGGCGCGCCTCGGCACCAGGTCGACGAATACCATCTGCTTCAGCGGGTAGCTGCCGGGGCGCGCCGCGTCGAGCTGCCACGGCAGCCACTTGCGCGGCCGCACATTGCCCTCCCAGACATAGGCCGTCTCGCCCTCGATGCGGTCGAGCAGCGTCGTGTGCTGGCAGCCCGTCGCTCCGCCGAGGCGCAGCGCCAGATCGCCGCGATGCGGCGGCGCCATCAGCGCGTGCACCCGCTTCCCGGCCGCGGTGAAGCTGAAGGCGCGGGACGGATGGATCAAGCGGCGGTGCTCGTCCGCGTCGCGGGCGATCATGCTGCTGCTGTTCTTATTGGTCCACTTGATGAGCGCGCCGAGGCCGAGGCGCTCGCAGGCCTGTGCGAGGCACCAGGTGGCGTAGCCCGCGCACCACTGCGCCGCCTCGCCCGTCCAGCCGACGTACTTCTTTACCCAGGGGCCGCGGTTGTTGCCGCCGATCTCGCGGGCGCCGAGGTACGCCTCGGCGCGCGCGTAGACCATCGTGATCTCTCCCAGGTCCTTGAAGCGGCGGCACCCCAGCCAGGCCCATGTCTCGGGCCCGCAGATGCCGTCCGGCTCGATGCCCGCCAGCAGCTGGAAGCTGCGCACCAGCGCCTTCACGATGGGGCTGTACGTTCCGGGGACGGCGACGCCTTCCGCCAGCCAGTCCTTCTGCGCCACGCCCTGCGCGGCGAGCAGGCGGCAGAGCAGGCGCACGGCCCAGCCGGTGCTGCCGGGCTTCAACATGGGGGGCGCCTTGGGCAGGGCCAAGAGCGCGGCGATAGGGTCATACATGGCGTATCCCTCCGTGCGGTGGTGAGTCGAGTAGCGGTGTTGGATCGCCCAGGAGCGCGGTGCCGTTCGCGATCGGTCTCAACGCGGCCTCGGCTAGCCGCCGCACCCCTTCCTCCAGCACGGCCTGCTTCAGCGCCTCGAACTCGGCTTCGAGCAGATCCGGCAGCCCGGCCTCGACGTCCTTCACCGCCCCCTTGACGCGGCGCGCGAACCGCCGGCGGCTGATTTTCGAGAAGATGCTCATAGGGTCCTCCAGGTCCAGAACAGATTGCGGGCCAGCTGCGGCAGGCGCGCCACTTCGCAGGGTGCGTAGCCCTGCGGCTCGACCTCGGCGGTCGCGGTGCGGTTTCCGCGCTGCACCTTCAGCTCCCGCGGGATAATGCCCAGGTGCACCAGCAGCGTCACCACCGCCTCGCTGCAGAACATCGCCCCCGCGCTGCGCCAGCCCACCATGCAGCGCAGCACGGCGAAGGGAAGCCCGCCCCAGCGGTAGCGGTCGCGCCGGTGCTCTTCGATCCACGCGCAGACGCGCAGGACGTCGAAGTGCGCGCGGTAGCGCTCGCTGAGCGGGATCACGAGCACGGTCCCCGGGTACGCGTCCAGGCGCAGGGGGAGCGGGCTGAGGGTGAAGTTCGTCGTGCTCAGCATCTCCAACAGCGCCGGCGCCCCCTGCCACTCCACCACGATCCCGACATGCACGTCTTCCCAGAAGCCGTCGAAGGGACCCTCGGTGTACCAGCTGCACCCCGCGGTGATCCAATGGCCTATCCAGCCGATGAGGCCGCGAGCACCCTCGCTGCGCAGCGACTGGCGCAACGTGAGCCGCGCGAACAGCACGACGTCCCCCGCTCTCAGCTCCCGCCCTCCTGATAACTGACAACCGGCAACCGGCAACCGGCAACCGGCAACCGGCAACCGGCAACCGGCAACCGGCAACTGCTCCGGGCTCATCTCAGCTCCTTGAGCGCGAACATCAGCAGCGCGAAGGCCCATCCCGCCACCAGCACCAGCAGGCTGACCAGCCGCCCGGTGCGCTCGCCGTTCGAGGCTTGCCGGCGCTGATCGTCCCGTTCCAGGATTCGCTCCTGTCCTTGGCGCAGCGCGGCGACGTCGGAGTGGATGTTCTCGACGTGCGCCATGAGCGAGGCCTGCTGCTCGCCGATGCGGTTGACCTTGGCATAGAGGTTCTCGGTGTCGAGGCGGAGCCTGCCGTCGATGCTGTCCAGCCGCTGCTCGATGCCGGTATGGCGCGTCACGCATTGCGCTGTCAGCTCTCTGCGCAGGCCCTCGGTTTCAGCTTCGGTCATTCTCCTCTCCTCCTACTCCGCCCACAGCTCCAGGCTGAGGTACTCGATGTCCACGGTCGTCGCGGCCGTCGAACCCACAGTGCCGTACACTGCCACGGAGATTCGCAGCGGGCCCGTCCAGCCGGTGATGTCGATGTCCGTGCTGATGTACTCCGCCCAGGCCGTCCCGCCGGGCGAGCAGATCGTCGTGTTGGAGGCGGCGCTGCCGGCGGAATCCTCCAGCGTCAGGCGGATGGCGGCGATGTCGGCGGTTGCCGAGATGCGGATGCGGGCGCTGACCCGCGCCGTCTTGCAGCCCGTCGCTCCGCCGTCGCCGGGCTGCAGCCGCACCGGCACCGCGACCGCGAAGTAGGACTGCTGCCATGTGGGGTTGCCCGTCGGCGCCCATGCGAACTGGCAGTAGCCGTCGGTGAGCAGCACCGCATTGCCTTCGGCGGCGGGCGCCGTGAAGCTGCAATACTGGGTGGCGACCACGACGGCCGGCGTTATGATGGTGCCGCTGGGATGCTTGCCGTAGGCCCAGAACAGCGCGCAGCCGGCGGTGTTGTTCTTCTGCCCGCCCGCGGCGAAGATCTGCTTGAGCTGCGGCGTCAGGTCGTGCACGACGCCGGTGTCGGACTTCAGGGACTCGCGGCTGCCGGCGACCGGCGCGGCCTTGGCGAAGCGGCGCGCGAAGGTGGCGGGGGGGGTCGCGGGATCGCCCGCCTGCTCCTTGGCGTCCTCGTAATTCTCCAGCCGCTCGCGGTCGAAGAACCCCCCATAGGCCGCATTGTCGCTGCTGGTCGTGTCTCCGGATACCCCGAAGCCGTCCGCCTCCCCCGTATGGACACCGTAGACGCCCTGGGCGCCCCTGGTGTAGGGGCTGCTGTTGATCCCCGTGATAGCGGCCAGTTGAGTGCTGGTGCTGACGACGAGGTTATCGTCGGCGGTTGCTGGGAGCAATGTCTCATAGCCGCGCTGCCAGTAGTTCGTCAACGACCCGAGCGCCGCGCCGATGGCCGCGAGGATCGTCTCAAGCACGTGGCTGGCGAAGTACGCAGCGGTATCGCGCACGCCCACCAGGTCGGCGCCGCTCGGAGTCCCCACCGCCGCTACTTCCGCCTCGGTCGGATAGCGCCCGTCGTGATCGGCGTTGTCCGCGCCGGGCATGTCCCTCAGCTCCGTATGCGCCAGCTCCAGGAGATCCGTATCTTCCCCCTCACCGTCGCCCGGCATCGGGCTGGCGCCGAAATACGCCGCTGAGATTTCCGGCGCGGGCTCCCTGAGCTTCGCGTTAATACGCTCGTCCACCATGTCGTGCAGCCCGGCAGTGAGGTGCGAGAGCGCCTGCCGTCGTAGGAACGGGTTAGCCATTGTCGAGCGCCTCCGCCAGGTAGTTCGCCCCGGAGATCTCCGCCCCCATGTCCTTGAGCGTGAAGCTCTCGACCAGGATCGACACCGTCGTGTTGTTGATCGCGTCGGCGACGATCACCGTCCACCCGCGGCGGATGCGCGGGTCGCACACCGCCTCATAGCTCACGCCGTCGAAGAGCCGCACGCTCTCGTCGAGCTCGCCGAGCGCCACGTCGCCCGCCAGCGTCTCGGGGTACTTACTCCCCAGGTCGATGTACTTCGTGCGGTGGCGACCCCCCAGCCGCGTCCACAGGTCGGCATGGTTGCGCTGCCACTGGTCGAGATCGCCATCCCCATCCCAGTCGCGCGTGAACGTGTAGTAGGTGGCGGGGGTGGCGTTGCCGTCGATCTCGTAGACCAGCCGGTAGGCGACCCGCGTGTTGATCACGAGCTCGCTGATGCCGATGCCCAGCCCGTGCGTGTCCTCCACCGTGATCTTCGCCGCCTGGCAGAGCACCTGGATGTACCGGCCGTAGCCGAAAGCGATCTTGCTCTTCGGCACCTCGATCTGCGAGGAGGGCGCATAGCGCCCGTCCAGCGCCGGCGTGAGGAGCTGCCACGGGTCGGTGTCGAGCTCGCGGATCATGAGCTTCAGCCCCGGCCAGAAGCCCGCGCGCAGCTCCGTCTGGTTGTTGCCCTGGGCCGCCCACTTGTTCTTGCTGCTCACCATCACCGCGTTCACGTACTCCACGTTCTGCGCGGTCAGCATGTCGATTCGCATCAGCTCGTACCAGTGCACCGGGTCGTTGCCCGGCAGGTCGAAGGCCGTCAGGCAGGTATTGCCGTCCCCGTCCCAGATGAAGGGGGACTTGTCGGCCCACGTCCCGGCCGCGTCGTCCTTCCCGCCCTGCCGGCTGCCCCAGAGCACGCCGCCGGCGAGCTCCGCGCCGACGGTGATCTCCACTTCCTTGTCAGGGCCGCTCTGCGGCTGAGCCAGGATGTTGCGCGGGTACATGATGCTGCCGGTGGCCACCACCCGGCTGTATAGATCGCGCGTGCTGCGGACCAGTGCGATGCTCTTCGGATGCACCAGCGTCGCGTTCTCGTTGCCGGCGGTCTTCTGCTCCAGCAACGCCAGGGTCCACTTCTGCGTCGCGGGCTCCCACCACAGGCGGAGGTGCGGCGCCATGTCCCGCTGCACGTCGCGCAGCAGGTCGCCCACGCGGCCCTCGTAGCGCTTGGATTGCGCGAGGTCGAGCCCGAGGCTGGCGGGGAAGTCGATCTCCCCGTCTACCGCGCCGATTCCGCCGCTGGCCTTCGTGCACTTCAGCGCCGCCTTGAGCAGCACCGTGATGTCGACGTTCGTCGCGCCGGTCGCGGCGGATTCGAGATTCGCGTCGACGTTGGAAAGATAGTACGTCCGGCCCGTCGTGTCTTCCAGGAGCGTCAGCGCCCCGGCGTCCCAGTCCACTCCCCAGTGCGTGCTCGGCACGCCGCCCTTGACGATCGGCGGGTCCGCGCCCGGCTCGTCTACGCTGAGCAGGATACTGCGCGGCGCCCAGGGGCGGCGGACAAGCTGCGTCGCCTCGTCGAAGGCGGGGTCGGTGCCGCTCTCGTCGTCCACGAAGCCGAAGATGTACGGGCCGAGCACGTCCGGATCGACGGGTGTGACGAGGCGGTAGGCATCGTCGGCGACAACGGGTGTAGTGCTCGGGGCCAGCGCCACGGAGCAGTCGCATTCCTCCAGCAGCACGTCCCAGCTCGTTGCCTGGAGCTGAAAGCCGAGATCTACGGGAGCGCAGCTGTCGACGCGCCCTTGGAACTTCACCTCGGTCTCGGTTCCGACGTAGGCGGTCACGCGCGCCTCGGCGAAGAGCTGCGCGCGGTTCGTCTCGCTGCGCTCGTTGGCGATCGTCGCGGACCAGACGAGGTCGCAGCTCAGCGTGCCGGGCTTGTTGTCCGGGTGCTCGATGCTGAGCGTCCCCGCGACGTACCGGAACTCCAGCCAGGCCGTGCTGGCACTGAAGTTGGTGCGGAGCTCCAGCTTGAAGGCGACGGTCTTCTCGTATTTGAGGAGCTCGGTATAGGCACTGCCGGTGAAGGCCATCTAGCGCCCCGTCCAGGCGGCGCTGTCCGCCACCTTCGCCCAATCACTGAACGTCCCCTGGTCTGTGATGTTCATCTCGAGCGTGACGTAGGGCGGCAGCGAGTTGCCGACCGAGTTGAGCATGCCCAGCAGCTCCGGGGGCGCGGTGAAGGCGCGCCCCCTGTAGCACCGATAGACGTTCTGGTTGGCGATCGTCGTCTCGCCGGGCTGCGCGTGCGACTTGACGACCGTCTTCGTATAGATGAAGAGCTCCTGGCGGATCTCGTTGACGTAGTACTCCAGCCAGGCGCTGAGCCAGCGCCGCGTATCCGCCGCCTGGTTGTTGAGCAGCGTGCAGTAGCGCGCCGGAAAGGTGATCGCCAGGCCGGTGACGTACTGGCGGTACACGCTGCTGGGCGGCTCGATCAGATGCGAACGCCCCAGGCGGTCCGAGACCTGCACGCCCGGCTCGCTGTACTTCGGCAGCACGGCGGCCAGCTTCAGCGTGAGATAGTCGAGATGGCTTACGGTGGCGTTGCCCCAGATTCTGACTGCGGAGATCGCGCTCAATGGACGCCTCCGGAGTTGTTTGCCAGGCGCAGGCGGCCCGTCACCATCGCCGTGACCACCTTATCCGCGCCCGGGGCGAAGTTGATCTGCACCGCGACGCCGGGCGCGAAGCTGGCGCCGCCGGCCTGCGCGCGCAGCCCGAAGAGCCGGGACGTGGGGCTGGCGGCGATGAGGTAGTTGAGGCTGTCGGGGATGACGCGCACGGCGTTGACGACCTCGACCTTCTGCACCTCGGCCTTCTTACCGCCGAACTTCTTCACCAGGCCGTCGATGAGGCCGCCGAGAAAGCCGCTCACCAGGCCGCCGAAGGGCCCCAGGTTAGGCATGACGGAGGAGATGATGCCCTTGAGCGCGTCTCCTACCGCGCGCGCCAGAGCCTCCTTGGCGCTCGCCCAGTCGCCGGTGATCAGAGCCTCTCCCGCCAGCCGCGCCGCTTCCTGGAGGCCGGACACGAAGCTGCCGAGCGCGTCCTGCCCCGCCTGTTGGCCTGCCTCCTGCGCCTTCTGCTGCTCCTCTGCTCCGCCGGCGGTGGGGATGCCGAGCCCCTTGTACTTCTCACCGTAACCCCCTCCCAGGTACTCGCCGCCCGCTCGCAGCACGAAGGAGCGCATGCCGCTTGGATTGAACTCCGGGCCGCCAACCGTTTTCGTGCCGTAACCCTTCTCCCATCCTGCTCCCGGACTCTCAGTGGACCACTGAGTCTGCGGGGCCCCTCAGCTGGGGCCTTCGCAAGGCTTCGTCCAGAAATATTGGGTCGTCCCGCCGCCACCGAGCGCCGGCGCGGTTCCCAACGCGGCATATCCTGGTGCGCCTATGCTCCCGACGGCCACGGGTTCCGCCCCCGCCGTTCCCGGCGGAATGATTGCCGGTGCCGTTCCTTGGATTGCCGCTGCTGCTGCTGCCGTCGCAGCCGCAATCTGCGCGGCGCTGATCTGGCCCGCGGCGTTCATCAGCGCGCTCGCCGCGGCCTGCAGCCATCCGGCAGCGCCCTTCAGATCAGCGCCAGCCTGGACGAGTTGTTGCGCGGCGACGAGCTGCACCTCACCGGCGCTTATCGCCTGTTCGCCTTGCGCCGCCCAATACTCATAAGCGGGGCCGAGTGCTGCCTCCATCTCCTTGGCGTAGGGCGCCATGCCTTCCTGGGCTTTGAGGCCGGTGACCATGTCCACGAGGCCCTTCATGGCCTCCAGCCCTTGTGCTACCAGCTGCGCTTCTTGAGCGACAGCCCCCGGCTCTCGCGCCGCGAGCGCCTTGGCGTTCTCCTCCCTGTACCGCTCCAGGTCTTCGCGCGCCCGGTCCTGCCGCCGCATCTCCGCGTCGTACTCGATCCCCACCGCTTCCAGCGTGAAGCCTTTCATCCTGGCGTGACTGGCCCGCAGGCTGGAATATGCATCTTCCAGGCCGCGCAGCGCGCCCCGCAGGCTGTCCACCTGCGCCGCCAGGGCGTTGAAGCGCTCCTCGGCGGTCTTCATCGCCGCCTTCAGGCCCTCGACGCGCTCGGTGCTGACGAGCTCCTTGGACGCCGCTTCCATCTTGGCGAAGATCTCGGGGTACTTCTCCTGCAGCGCCGTGAAGTCCTCCGCGCTCAGGCTGATCTTCAGCTTCTCGTAGAGGCCCGCGAGTATCTGGCGGTACTTGGTCTCCTCGTCGGTCAGCCGCGCCTGGCTGAGCGTGCCCTGCTGCACCATCTCGCGGTAGACGGCGAGCTTGCGGGTCATTTGGTCGACTTCGTTGCGCGCGTCCTCGAAGGCTTTCATCACCGGGCTGGCCGCGGCGGCTTGCCAGCCGAACTTCACGGACGCGGCATGCTCGCCGGTCGGCGGGCCGAAGTACCCTGCTGTAAGGGGATCGAACGTCTGCCCTTTGCGCCAAGGCTGCCCCGCGAATCCCGCGGCTTCCCAGGCTTGCCCGACCGCCGCCGACATTACCTTCACGTCGAGGTGCGGGCGCTTCTGCTTTACGAGGTCGGCGAAGGCCGTCTTGTCTTTGAGGATGTCGCCGGCCACCAGCCCGCGCCCCAGGGCGTCGCGCAGGTTGGTCACGTGGTGCAACGCGACGTAGTTGCCCTGCGCGTCGACCAGCACGACGCCCTTGTCCTTGCTGCTTCCGGGATAGGTGTTGTAGATGGCTTTGACCGTCATCTCCCCGATGGTTTTGACGGGCGTGCCCGCGGGCGCCGGGAAGTCCACACCGCCATGGATGCCGCCCTTGCGCAGCGAGTCGTACCAGGAGCTGATGATGTTGTATTGCGGCGGCAGGAACGAGCGCAGCCCCGCCTCCAGCTTCTCGCGGGCATCCTTGGCGGCCTGGTCTTCGGCGGCTTTCTGTTCGGTCTCAGCTGGTGTGAGGATTTTGCGACCACGCGGCAGTTTGGCGCGAGCGCGATCCAGTGCCAGATCGGCGAGTCGCAAGGCGCCGATGTTGGACGTGGTGCCGGCGAGCATCTGTCCTACATCCCACGGGATGCCCGGGGCGGGGCCTCCGAGTTCCAAGGCCAGGGCGGCGGACGTCGCTGATTCACGAGCGTAGCTGGCCTGCGGGCCGCCCTTCATGCGGTTATACAGCTCCCATGCCGCTGCCAGCGCGGCGAGCAATGGGATGGCATTGGCCGCGGCGGTCGCGACGCTAGCAATAGCCGGCCCCAAGGAGGCGATCCCCGACGCTATCGTCGTGAACTTCACGCCACTGATCACCACTCCCAGTCTGCCGAGGGCGGGGATTAAGCTCGTGTTGATAACCACGGCGGCGGCCTTGCAGTAAAAGGCGACCTTGACCAGCCAATCCACGAGTCTCACCAAGCCGCTGGCTCCCACCAGTATCGCCAGGATGACACCCAGCGCCTTCAGTCCGAAGGTGAGCTTGTTCGCGCTCTCGGCCAATGCCTCCGGGTGCTCCTTGAGACGGGCGGCCAGCTGCGCCAGCTTTCCCGTGCCCGCGGTGACCAACGGCTCCAGCAGATCGCCCAGCGCTTTCGCGCCCGCCTTCAAACCGGCCATGATCTCCGGATCGCCGGTCAGGCCGGCGAGCGCCTCCCTGACGCTCTTCAGTATCCTCTTCCACTGATCATTCACCTCCTTCCCGATAAGCGCGAGTCCAGGAGTCAGCGTATTCTTGAGTTCCTGGAGCATGCCGCCGGCTGTGGCGAGCTTCAGCTCCGTGGCACCCGCGAAGGTGTCCCGGAAGATCCTCAGGATGGCCTCGCCGATCTGCTTGCTGGCAGCTTCGGTCGTGATCCCCGCTTCCTTGATGACCTGGCCCATCTCGTCGAACTGGACGCCATACTCCTTCAGCTCCTGCTTGCTGATGCCGAACCTGAGCAGCATCGGCGCGCGCAGGGCGCCGGCCTTGGCGCGCTCGTAGAACTCGGCGACCTCCTGCATCAGCATCGGCTCCTGGGCCGTGCTGAGGGCCGAGACGACGTCGCTGAAGATCTTCCACTTGTCCGTCAGCCCGCTCACGGCCTCGCCTTGGAGCAGGAGGTACTTCGTGGCGCTGCCGATGTCCTCGATCTTCAATGGGGAGGTGGCGGCGAACTTGAGCAGATCGGCGGTGAGCTTGTCGGCTTCGGCCTTGCTCTTGAGGAGCGTCTCGAATCCGCGGGTGAGGCTGCCGACGGTGCTCAGGGCCTTCAGGCCTTCGCGCGCCACCAGAGTGAACCCGCCGGCCAAAGCGCCGAATCCGATCCCGGCGATGCGCTGCAGGCCGCGCAGACCCGCATCGAATTTCTGTAGGCCGTCGTGGACTTGCTTGAATCCAGCTTCCAGCTTCTTGAGCTCGCTGACGGCGCCCGACGTGCTGCCCGTGATGGTGAGCTTGGCCGTGAGGCTCCCCGCCGGGCTCACATCTCACCTTCTTCACTGACAACTGACAACTGGCCACCGGCAACTGCTAGAAAGCGCTCGCCTTGGGGATGGTCCAGCGGGTAATGCCAGCAGTCGAGCTCGGTCCGCAGCTCCGCCTCCACATCGGCGAGCCCGCTGCACCACTCGCACTCGCTCTTGCCGTTGTCGTCCTGCGCCGGCAGGGGCGGGTTGGAGTAGAACGAGTCGAGCTGCTCCTGCAGGGCGCTCACGGTGCGGCTGTGCTCGATCACGGCCATGCAGATCAGCATCTCCTCGTGGCAGAGGGCCCTGGCCTGCTCGACGCCTCCCAGGGCGCCCGCCATCTCGACGAGCACTTCATGCAGGGCGGACGGGTGCGAGGGAAGCTCGACTACCCTTCGTCCGGCTTCGAGGACTCGCTCCCGTCCGCGCTCGACTTGCTCCTGAAACCGCTCAGCGCGTCTTTCAGCGCGTCGGCGAAAAAACCGATGACCGCCTTCAGGTCCTGGATGTTAACCTTGACGGCCAGGGCGGCGAGCTGCGCGCCCTGGTCCCAGTCCATATCCAGCGACTCCAGCTTGGCGCTGTCGATGCGGCAGCTCAGCAGGAGCAGCTTGTTCGCGAACGCGAGGGATGAGACGAGCACCGGGCCGGGGTCGCCCGTCTCCTCATCGGCGAAGGTGCGGATGGCGGCGAGGATCTGGCTGTCGAGCTGCTCCATGAGCTCGGGCAGCTTCATCCAGGGCACCTTCCGCACCGTCAAGCCGAAGAGCTGGGGCGGCTCGTAGGCGGCGATCGCGGCGCTGGCCTCGCTGATGCTGTTGATCTCGGTCTCGCTCATTGCTACTCCTGCTCCTGGTTCTACTGACAACTGACAACCGGCAACCGGCAACTGCCTCGCCCTACACGCCCGCCGAGATGCCGCTGCCGTAGAAGTTCAGGGCGTTCTTGAATTCGGGGCTGAACGCGGTGAAGCTGCCGATGGCGCCCTTGGTCAGGTTGAAGTTGGCGGGCAGCGTCACCTGCTTCGCGGTGTGGAAGCGGCGGCCGGGGGCGGTGAGCAGGTCGTCGGGCAGCCGGCTGAAGTCCAGCTCCCAGAAGTCGATGATGCCGCCGACGGGGCGCCAGATGTTGGCGTTCGCGGAGTCGCCGTGCAGGTTGTAGAGGCGCACCGGGAGCAGCCGCTCGTTGCTCGCCGCGGCGCCGAAGGGCTGCACGATGCTCGGGGCGAAGACCGCCCAGGTATTGACCCGGAATCCCTTGCCGGAATGGGATTCGGCGCCGCTCGTGGTGAGGGCGATGGCGCCCGTCGTCTTGTCCCAGGCGTAGTCCGTGCCGGAGGTCAGTGTGTTGTACGTGCGGGTGCTGCTGACGATGCTGATGTACTCCAGGTTCGCCAGATCGGCGAGGGAGGGCACGGCGCCGAAGACGTCGGTGCCCGCACCGGCGATCGTCGCGGCGCTGAGACCGCCCGCCACCAGCGCGGCGACCTTGGCGCCGGAGTCGGTGATATCGTCGGCTCCGGCGAGCGCGCTGATCACCACGGCGAAGTGCGTCCAGCGGGGCTGCGAGGCGGTCGGCACGGGGGGCGTCCAGGAGACGGTCATGCCCTTGGGGCCGCTGCTGATCGTCACCGGCGCGCTGGCGCTCGGTGTGCCGTAGACGAACTGCCGGCCGCGCAGCTGGGTCGTGCTGAACGGGAGGGCCAGGCTCAGCCCGCGGTGCTCGTCGGCGTCGGCGTAGACCGGGACCACCCAGACGTGGTAGGCGCCGTCGGCGAAGGTGCCCGTGCCGGCGCCCGCGGGCGTCACCCCGGTGGCGACGGGGAAGACCTCGCTGAAGACCTGGGGCAGGCCGTAGGGCGTGATGTTGTAGTACTTCTCGGTCTGCTTCAGGCGCAGGATGTTGGCCGTGCGGCGCATCCGCGGCGAGGTGTCGAGCGTCTGCGCCAGGCCCTGCCCGACGAACAGATCCTGGGCCAGCGGACCCATGATCTCCTTGAGGCTGAACTGCACGGTAGCGCTGACTTTGCTGACCTCGCGGTCCACCACCTGGCTCTGCCCCATGATGACGTGCTCGAGGGTGTCGTCCTCCATGGTGAAGCGGGCGTTCACGGCTTCCGTCTCGCCGAAGATCAGCTCGCCGTCCCCGAGGGGGATCGCGACGCGGCACTCGCCCCGGAAGACGAAGTCCTTGTCGAGCAGTTGGTTGGATTGGCTCATTGCTTAGGCCTCCTTCTGTGTGTGGGCGAGAAACCCCGCCGAATCGGTCACGTTGCCCGCCTTCTGGTGGTGGGCGAACCATGCCCCTTCGAGGTCGATCCACTCGCCGGCGCGGTAGTTGTTGAAGCCGTGGGCGAAGTCCCGCAGCACGTAGCACCGCACCGGCTTGCCCGGGGCGTGCGGCCGGGACGGCGGCAGGGGCGTGGGCTTGACGCCGGGGGGCGGCTCTCCGCTGGACCCGGCTTGCTTCAGGGCGGGCGGCGGATCGCCCGTCGCGCCGCCGGTCTTCTCTGGGTTCATTCCAGTCTCCTTGCGGTGAGGTTGATCACGGCGACGTAGATGAGGTCCTTGCCGCCCTTGTCGTTGTCGGCACCGGCCCGCCCGATGAGCTGCGGGTCGATGTCCAATTCCGCGCTCACGTCCCAGCCGTCGGCCAGCTCCGTCGAGTGATCGAGTATCTCGGTCTTGATCGTGTGCGCCAGGTCGGCCAGGCCGAGCACGCCGGTCCGGGGCTTGACCGCCCGCGAGATCAGCGCGAGGGCGAGGGTATGCGTAGCCTCCTGGCTCTCCGTCTGTTGCGTCACGCCCGGCACGAGGATCGCGGCGGGGAACGCCGGCGGCCGCACGTCGGCCATGCCGATCTCGATGCACTTCAGCCCGAACCGCGGCTTGAGCGTCGTCTCGTCCGTCAGCAGCGACTCGAGGGCGAGCAGCAGCAAGGCGACGGGCGAGGTATACGTCTCGGCCATCAGAGGGCTCCCGCCGGGCTGAAGCCCGGGAGCATCTTGGCAAGGTACGCCTGCACGACTTCGAGGATGGCCGGCATGTCGCGGTCGCCCAGGCCAAGGAAGGGCCGCGGGCGGATGTTGATGTTCATGAAGATGAGGCGCGCTCCGGGCGTCTGGCGAAGCACGAGCTTCCCTGCGGGCAGGCCCTTATCGGCAGCGCCCGGCTCGGGGAGGATCCAGAAGGGCGCGGGCTTGCTGCCCGGTCCGCCGAACTGGTGGCGGGCGGCGTAGGGCAGCGGAGACCCGATCTCGGTAGTGAGATCGTCCGGTTCGCGGTGCACGATGCTCTGCATCAGCGCGCCGGTGTATGTCAAGGGGATGTTCTTCCCGCCTTCCCAGGCGGCGAAGATGGGGAGCTTGGGTGGCCACGCCTTACCCTCGGGATCGCTGTGCGCCTGGAAGCGGCGCTTAGTCTGGCTGACCACCATCTTGCCGATCGCGCTCATCAGGCCCTTCGGGCTTTGCAGGTTCGCGACGAGGCGCCGGATGGCCTCGCCGATCTCTTGGAAGCCTTGCGCCTGCACCTGAAGGGCGATCTGCGCCATTACCAGTCAGCCTCCATCTTGGTCCGCCGGTCCGGGTTCGCGGGGTCGCGGGCATAGATCGGCGCTTCGTCCTCGGTGGTGGAGCTCATGAGCAGCTGGGGCTGCTCGGTGCTGCCGGCGGAGAGCTCGCCCTTGCGCATCTCCTTAAGCCGCGCGCGGGCGCTGTCCGCTCCTCTCATCCAGGGGTTGCGGGACGGGTCGTGACCCGCCCTCCGCCAGAGGGCTTCGAGGGCCATGGCCACGGCGTAGCGGCGCAGGGCGTCCTGCACCGTCGCGTCGGCAGTGTCCACCCGGCCGGCAAGGTAGTCGTCCACCGACGCGGTGGCGTCGGCGATCACCTGCGCCAGCAGGGCGGCTGCGCCGCCGTCGCTCCAGAAGTCCGGGTCCTGATAGTTAAGGTCGGGGTCGGTGAGCGCATTGTCGACCAGCTGGGCCAGGAGCTCGTCGCTCTGGGCGTTGCGCAGATCCGCGACGGTGCAGTACGCCACTCTACTTACCCTCCAGCTCGGCGAGGCGCGCCAGGGCCGCGTCTCTCACTTCCTGCTGGGCTTTGCGTGCGAGGTCGCGCAGCACGCCGGAGTGCTCGCAGCGCTCGATGGCGGGAAGGAGCTCGCCGAGCGTCAGCTCGTCGGGGTTGACTTCGAGGCCGGCGGCGGTCACCGCGCGGATGGCGCGGCCGCCGCTGTACGTGAGGGCCAGGACGCTGCCGCCCGCCTTCTGCTCCGCTTCGGGCAGCAGGAGGCCCAGGCGGCTCTTCGCGGCCTGTCTCACCGAAGGCTGCGCGCCGTCCGCGGCGACGATCTCCAGGATCGCCTTGACGGAGCAGCGTGCGACGGCGAGCAAGGCGTCCGAGACGCTGCAGGCGTTGAGCGCGCGCAGCGTCCAGGGGCCGGTCCGCACCCAGACCGCATGGTCCAAGCGCTCCCGCAGCACCGGGTAGCGATGCTCGTCGAGGAGGGGCTCCTCGATGGGGAAGCCGGGCCACCACTCCTCCAGCCGCTCGGCCGCCCCTTCCGCGCAGAGGCGTTGCTCGGCCTCCGTGGGAACGGGGATGATGTCGCCGGGCGTCAAGACGCGAGATGCCAGCTGTCTGGCGGCGGTCACGACGATCGCTTCCGGCAGGGGCGGGGGCGGATCGGCCGGCGTTAGATGCATGACGAGGGCGGGCTCGACCGTCATCGTCTCGTTGGCCGGAGGAGCCGGTGGAACCGGCGGCGGGGCCGGCTTAGCCAGCCCCGCCTGCTCGGTCGTTGTCGCTTTGGCTCTTGCCATGCTCAGTCTCCTTAGGCCGCCCCGGTGGAGCCGAAGCCGCACTGCCACAGGCCATAGCCCATGTTGTCGCGGCTGCGGGCGCCGAAGAGGAATGTGTCGTTCCTGAAGACGGACTCGCTCGCGGGATCGGTGACCGAGTCGAACTGCGGAGGAATGCGCTCCTGATAGATCAGCGGCCGCACGGGCTGCCGGGTGTCGAGCAGGAACCAGTAGTGGTCCGTGAGGCCGGGGAGGACCTTGAGCGTGAACATCTGATTCAGGGCGTTGCCGACGAGCGTCGTCCCGCTGATGGTGATTCCGCTGCTGAGCATGTTCCGCGTGGGGATCTCGTCTACGGCGGACACCACGAGCATGTTCGGCCGGATGCCGAGCCTCTTGCCGCGGTCATCTTTTATCTTGGTCATCCCCGCATAGGCGGCGGCGAGGTAGCCGCTGGCGTCCACCTTGTGGGTCTCGTTGTTGACCTGCGTGCCGCTGTCGCCCTCGGAGTGGGTTGCGCAGCAGAAGTACTGCCCGTCGTAGCAGGTCTGGGTGAAGGCGCCGTTGAGCAGGTCGGTCAGCAGCTCGTCGGGATGCTGGCGAGCGCGCATCCCCATGGCCGCGATGCGCGGGCGGATCATGTCGAGTTGGTCGTCCTCCATCGCTTCGCGCTCGACGGGCACGGTCAGCTCCCATTTCTTGTTGATGATCTCGTAGTGGTAGTTGCGCAGTCCGGAGAGCGTGCGCTCGCCGACCCACTCCCGCATGCCGGGAAGGGCGCCGAGCCAGCTGTAATCCTCGCTCTTGTGGGTGCTCGGCACGACGGTGCAGAGGTCTTGGTAGTCCGCCGTCGTCTCGCCGAGCGTTTTGTTGAATAGGGCCCGGTATCCGGTCGTCAGGCCCGCCAGAAAGTCACTGGTTACGATGCGTGCCATTGGCGTGCCTCCTTAGTTGACCGCCCGGTCGATTCTGACCCAGACGAGTGAGCCGTCTATGGTTTCGAGGTCGCCGCAGTAGTCCGCGGCGCCGGTGAGGAACGTCTGCGCCATCGCCTCCATCAGGCCGGTCCCGTCGTTGCCCGTCTTGTCGACGGCGGTCACCAGGGCGGCGGCGGCGGGCGTGGCGGCGATGATCGCCGTGATGTCGTCTCCGATGCTGCTGATGGCGCTTGTCGCCCGGGCGAGGCTGATCACGATCGACGTGCCGTAGACCGTGCAGGTGAGGCTGGCGGTCGTGCCGCCCGGATCGACGTAAGTGATGTTGATCAGGTCGCCGCACTTGCCCAGGTAGGGCGCGATCGCCGTGAACAGGATGTCGTTGTTGGTGTGCCCGGTGAGGTTGGTGGCCAGGCTCGATACCGACAGCGCCACCGTGTCGTCATCATAGACTTTGAGGGGCTGGCCGACATTGGCCTGGGTGATCGTGCCCGTCTTGGCGAACTTGTGCAGGCCGCGCTTGAGTACGCGCACAACCTTGGTCCCGCCTGACGGGTTGATCACCTCCTCGATGGCGATGCCTTTGAAGAGGCCGCCGGCGATGGTGGCTTTGACGGCGTAGCCCGTGCCGTCGATCATCACCATGCTGCCCTTATAGATGGTGGTTGCGGACTTCACCGGATACGCGACGATCTCGCCCGGCTTCTCATCCCGCTGCGTGCTTGCCGAGAGCGCCATTTAGGCACCTCCTTGCTTCTGCACCGTCAGGGTCTTCGGGTCGAAGCCCGACGCCTTCAAGCCCTCTGCGAAGTCGGGTGTCATCGCGGCCATGTCGAACTCGCCGGGGGCGGCCTTCGCGATCTCGCCGTAGCGCACCAGCGGCCCTCCGACCTTGAGCGTCTTGACGACGTGCTCTGTCGCCGCCGTGTTGCCGTGCACCGCGTCGAGCACCATGCGCACGCTCTCCTCGTTGGCGGGCACGATGTAGCCCTCGCGCTTCAGCCCGGCGACGAGGCTGTCGATGGCGGCGGCCTTGCTGCGCATGGCCTCGTTCGTCCTGTATCCCTCGACTTCGGCGGAGAGCTTGCTGAGTTGGTCGCTCAGCTTGCCCACGTCTATTTCGAGGGTCTTCTCGTGCTGCGCCTTATAGTCGTCGCGCTCCTTGGTGAGCGCTTCGACCGAGGCGAGCAGCTTGTCGCGTTCCGCCGCCGGCACCGCCGCATCCTCAGCCCCAGGCGGAGCCTGGGCCGGGGAGAGCGGCGCCTTTGGCGCGTTGCCTGTGCCTTGAGGGGGCATGGGCACCTCCGGGGGGGTTGGATTACTGCGGGCGTCGCCCGCCAGACTGAGGATGTGCCGGCGCGCCGTTGAGGCGGCCAGGGGATAGGCGTAGTAGCGAGGCTCGGGCGGCACCTCTTCGTTCAAGTCCGGCTCCCGCGCCGGCATGGGCCCGAGCTCCGGCACCGCCGGGCTCTGCACTCCGAGCAGGCCCAGCCCGGTGAAGTATCGCGGGAAGCGGTCGTAGAAGCGGTAGCCTGTCAGGTCTTCATCGCTCCACTCGACACTCCGATGCGGCCACGAGCCGCGGTCGATCTGCTCCGCCAGCCAGGAGTCCACGATCGCGACGTCCGCATAGAGCATGCCGCCTTCGACGGCGAGCGCCAGCACTATGCCCAGCGCCGGGCCCCAGAAGCGGTCGTGGTCGCAGTTCACGGTGGCCGCATAGAAGAACGGGTCGTAGGTCGTGGCCAGCTCCTGCATGTATGCTTCGTCCACGGTCCACTTGCCGCTGACGCCGCCGGGGAAGTACACGCCGGGCTTGAGCACCGGCACCCGGCGGTAGATCGCCGCGAACGGACTCACCGGGTAGTCCATGGTGCCGTCGGCGGCGGCGTTGAGAATGCGTCTCATTCCTCCACCTCCTCCCGGCAACCGGCAACTGAGAACTGATTCCTGCTCATCTCATCTGCTCCTCCAGGTTCTTGTATCGCTCGTCGCTGGGCGCCCAGGCGCCGAAGGGGGCGGCGACGCCCTTGCCGCCGGGGCCGGAGTACCACTCCGGCTGTCCCACCGGCGGCGCGGTCTGCGGCTTGACGCCGGACCTCTCCAGCATCCCCGCGGTGACCGTGGCGATGCTGCTGCCGCAGTTGAAGTGCAGCGGCGGAATGTAGCTGCGCCATGTCGGGTCGTCCACCGGCCAGACTTTGCCGCTCATCTCCACGCACGTCGGGTACTGCGGGTCCGGGTTCAGGAACTCGATGTACGGGAACAACTCTTTGTCCGCCCACACCTCGTCCATTTGCGCCGTGTTGTACGCCTTCGCCAGGTTCGTGTGGTAGATCGTTTCGACGTGCCAGGCGTGCAGCGCCGTCCCCTGCTCGACGTAGCGCGCCTCCAGGCGGTCGTAGAGGTAGTCGGCGAACTGCTGCACTGTCCAGCCCCAGTGCATCGCGTCCTGCATCGCGCCGCCGATGTGGCGCACGTCGGCCTCGCAGAGATCCCAGGCGGTAAAGCTGGCGTGGCGCCCGAGGGCGTCCAGCCTGTAGAACTCCTCCCAGGTCATGCCCTCGTGCACCATGCGGGTGAACACGCTGAGAACCTCGCGCGGGATCATCCGCTTGGTCCCGAAAAGCGGCTCGATCAGCGGGTTCTCGCGCGGCTTGGTCTCGTCCGCCGCGCTGAGTAGTTGCTGCCTACTGCCTGCTGCCTTCTGCCTACTGCCTTCTTTCATCGCCGTCTCGCGGCCGACGAGGTACCCGATGATCAGATCATCATTGAGCCGGTCCAGCAGGGACTCCCGCATCTCGTCCGGCAGCGCCCATTCGTCCCAGGGCAGCTTCGCCGGGTCGCCGACGGGCTCGCCCGCTTTGAGGCCCAGCTTCCCGGCCTGCTCGAGTATCCAATCGCGGGTGAAGTCCGGGATCAGCTCGGTGTACTTGGCGCAGGCGGACACGCCCGCGCGCATCAGCTCCACCAGGCGCCGTCCCGGCAGCTGCCCTTCGCTGGCCGCCAGGCTGTATACGCGCCCCGCCATTGCGGTATTTCCGCGTTGCGGGTGCAGCCCATCGCGCCTTGCGCCTCCTCCGCGCAGCGAAGTCGCAGTGAAGTCCAGCGGGGCGGCGAATGGGTTGGCCGCGGGCGCCGGCGGCATGAGTACGTCGTCGTCCGGCGTCCCCGGCGCCAGCTCCGGACGCACTAGGTTCGCCTCGGCGTAGATCTGCGCCTTGCTCAGCGGCAGGCGCAGCTTGTTCAGCGCCACGTCGAACTTGTTGAGGTTCGCCGCCGCGTCCTCCGGTGCGTCGAGGTCGATTTGGTAGACCGGATAGACCCTCTGTCCGGGCGCGAAGTTGAGGTCGATGATCCAGCGCAGCAGCAGGTTCACTGTCTGGCATAGCGCCTGCGCGTCCTGGGCGATGATGTCGCCGCGCACCAGCAGATGCACCTTGCCCAGCGAGTACGAGCCGGTGTCGCTCTGCTGCGTCGTGAGCGTCTGGCCCAGCACCAGCTTGCTCTCGGCGGCGTCGACGTACTCCAGGAACGTCTTGTAGCTGGTGACCGTCCCGGTGCGGTTGGCTTCGAGCAGCTCCAGCAGGATGCCTTCGGGGATCAGCACGCCGGTCTGCTGCTGCATGCTGCGGATGATGCTCTTGTAGTTGTTCTTCTCGCTGTCGGTCGCCTGCGCCGGATGCGTCAGTTTGACCGTGGGGCTGGCGAATCGTTCGTTGAATAATTGCCACCAGAGAAGTGCATCCCGCTTGAAGAGGCTATAGAAGTACGTGCTGCCGGCCAGCCCGTCGCCGTAGGGGTTCTCGTACTCCGCCAGCGGCGTATGCACGATGAAGGTCCGCTCCGGCACCTCGATGCCGTTGTTCATCGTGTCCGGGGTCAGCAGCCGGAGCTCGCTGTCGGCGTTGAAGAGGAAGCGTCGAGGGTGGCGCTGCATCAGCCTGAGCGGCCGTACCGTCTCGCGGCTCGCCCCGCCGGGCAGCTCCAGGCTGTCCAGCGTCCATAGCACCTCGTGCACGCTCAGTCCGAGGTAGATGGCGCCCTGCATCTGGCGCAGGTCGGTCTCCCAGCCTTCGAGGGCGTCGACCGCCGCCCGCGCCAGCTCGGCGCAGGCCATCCCCGCCGGCGTCTCGTTGCCCGGCTGGATGGCGCGGGGCGCCGCCAGCACCGCGCCGATACGCTGCGCCAGGACGCTCTGGAGGTGCAGGTCGCGCCGGCGGACCTCCTCATAGACGCCGTAGGGGTAGCGGTACTCGCTGTGCTTGGCCTGGGCCCGGGCCAGCGTGACGTCGGGGTTCGGCAGGACGTCCAGGTACTCGGCGCCGGTCTCGTAGGTGTCGCGTTTGGAGGGCGCCACCTCGACGCGCAACGCCGGGCGCGGCGCCGTCGCGGGTGCGGCTTGCGCGAAGAGGCCGGGGCGATTCTCGACGATCACCTGCCCGTTCTGCCAGGACCAGCCTCTCCTAGGCATAGCGCAGCTCCGCGTTCATCAACCCTTGCTGCGCGCACCGCTTGCGCGCGATGTCGCAGTAGTGCGGGTCCAGCTCGATGCCGATCCAGGGCCGCCCCACGCGGTTGCATGCCACGCCCGTCGTGCCTGAGCCAAAGAAGGGGTCGAGCACCAGCCCGCCCGTAGGCGTCATCGTCAGCTTCGCCAGCCATTCCATGAGCGCCAGCGGCTTGACCGTGGGATGGTCGTTGCCGCGCGGCAGGTTCGGGTTCTTCTCGTCGCCCATGTCGCCATGAACGGAGGAGACGACGCGCTCGAATCTCATCGCACCAAGGCCCGCGTTGCGCTCGGAGCTGCTCGCCTTGGCGGTGTAGAAGAACCTCGACGCGCCGCCGGAATCGCCATGCTGAGCGCCCGCTGGTATGCCATTTCCCACCGACCAGATCCCACCAACGCCGCGCTCAGCGCGTGGCGCACCCGAAGTGCTTTCTCCACTCGCCTCGTCCAGCATCGCGGCGGCGGCTTCGTCGAGCATCAGGTTGGCGGGCCAGCGGCCTACATCCGCACGCATTCCGGTCATCTCTTCGGTCCGTGGTCCCCAACCGCCGTGATAGCCCATCTCCGCCTCGATGCGCGCGCTCCCAGGGATTCGCTTGCTATCCCCTATCCACGTCCCGTCGATGTTCAACCCCGCCACGCCGTGCTTGAGCGCGTTGGCGGCAAAGCAGCCCTCGCGGCGCTTGCGGGCGAAGATGATCGGCTCCCAGGCGGGCTTGAGCGCCGTGCCCCAGCCGTCCCAGAGCTTCGCGGCGTCAGTGGCCGGAATCGAGGTGCGGCAATTGCGCTCGACGCCTTCAGGGTCGCTCATCCATGGCCGTATCCAGCCGGGATGATGGCCTTCGCTGGTGCGAGTCCCGAGCTTCAGAGCGTTTGCCTGGCGCGGTCCGCGAACATCTCCGAGTTCCCGCTCCGCGCCCGCCGCCTTGCGCAGCTCGGTCTTGAGCGCGCGATACGCCTTGACATCCTTCGCGGCTTTCAATGCCTTCAGCCGCGCCGCTTCCGCCGGGTGCGCGCGCAGCCAATCCTGGAAGGCAAGCTCATCGAGCGCCTTGCTGATGTCGAGGCTCTTCGGGAAGCCGCTGCCGTAGAGCCACATCAGGCAGTCGGTTATCTCCCAGCCCGCGTCCTCGATGGCGCAGCAGAGGCGGTGCCAGGTGCGGGTGCCGCCGAAGCACAGCATCGTGGCGCCGGGCTTGCAGACGCGCAGCACTTCGGCCCATGTCTCGACGCGGAAGCTCACGCCCGTGCCATCCCACGCCTTACCCATGAAGCCGCGGTTGCCGCCACTCGTCAATTCATAGGGCGGGTCGGTGAGCACCGTATCCACGAAGCTATCCGGCCAGCCGCGCATCACCGCGACGCAATCGCCCTGGTAGACGGTGTTCGGCTCAGGCTGCGTGTTGCCGGCAACTGACAACTGGCAACCGGGAACTCGTTCTGCGGCGCTCACCACTCCTCCCCGATCGCGGTGCTCTCCCGGTCCACGCCGCTCGTCTCCGGCGCGCCGGCGGGAGGGCGGTGCTCCAGCGCATCCTCGCAGGCGCCACTTACGCTATCGAGCAGATCGTCGTTGCGCCCCAGCGGGTACGTCTCCGCCTCGTCGATCAGCGCCTGCTGCGTCGCATCTTCGAGATTGAACTTCACCTTGTCGTTGCCCACCAGGATGGCCCAGCTCTCCATGCGCTCGTGCTTGCCGCGCGTGCTGTTCACCGGCTCGACGCGCATCGCCCGTTCCTCCAGCACGCCCTGCGCCAGCCATACCTGGCAGGCGTTGCTCTCGATCCTCTGCTTCAGTGGCCGCCAGTCGTCGTATTCCTGATGGCAGGCGTCCACCTGCGCCCCGTAGGGGCCACGCAAGCGGTAAAGACCGAGCAGGTACATCACCTCCGTGCGCGGGTCGATGCCGATGGTGGCGATCGCGCACCAATTGTTCGCGTCCCGTTTCGCGCCCCCGGTGGGATCCACGCGCTGGACCACCAGCAGCCGCGCGCCGTTGTACTCCGTCCCGCCGTCGCTCGTGCGCGCCAGCAAGGCCCGGTTGTATCCGTTGCGCGTGAACTGCTCGCGGAAGAAGATGCGATCGCTCTCCGCCTGCGGCTTGAGCAGCCGCTCGATGGCGTAGGCGCGCGGGCCATGCTCCCTTTCCAGCCGGCGGCATTCCTCGAACGGGAACATCTCGGGCCAGTTCGGCTTCTGCTCGCTGTTCTCGACCGGCACCTCCGGCCCTTCCCAGCCCTTGCCATCTGGCGGCGGCTTGCGCAGCCAGCTCAGCAGGCAGTCATGGGAGAGATAGGTGCCGAGGAAGACCATCGAGGCGCCGGGTCCGAGACTGCCGATCACATCCTCCTCGATCCACTGCCGCGCGTTGCGCATCTGTTCAGGCGAGCGCGCCATCTTGCGCGTCTGCGCGTCGTCGAGGATCACCAGGTCCGGGCGGTACCCCTCGTAGGACTGTCCGCGGATGTTGCCCCCCAGCGGCATGCCGGCGATGCGGCAGCCGTTGCTCAGGATCACTTCCTTGTCGGTGTATGAGACCCATTGCCCCTTTTTGTCGCGCGCCGGCTTGAGGCCGGGGTAGTCCGCCATGAGACGGTCGTTCAGCTCCAGCTCGCGTGTGACGTTCCGGACGCGCGTGAGGTATTCCTTCTCCTCGCTGGGCGCGCCGATCACGACGATGTTGCGCCGCTGCTCCGTCGCCGCCGCATATAGAGATAAGATCTCCGTCCCGTAAGTGCTCTTCGCGAAGAGCCGGGCGTAGGCTCCCGCCATCTGCGCGTTGGCGGTCGAAACCGCCCCATAGAGCCGCGCCGTGAGCTCGTGGTGGAACCAGGCCGGCGGCACGAAGAGGCGCAGCGGATCGTTCTGTCGCACCATGCGGTGCTGGAAGTACGTCAAGGCGAACCGCATCAGCGGGTCCCGCGCCGTCTCGATGCGCGCCAGGTAGGCCGCGCGCTCGAGCCGCTGCAGGTTCTCCCGCGCCTCGACGAACATCTGCGCGGCGGTGCTCCCGATCGCCATCGGCGCGCTAGGCACTCGCTGCCTCCCGGGTCGCGCCATAGCCGCGCATCTCGGCGATCAGCCGCTCGCTCCGCGCCAGCAACTTGGCCGTCTCCTCGTCCGTCGGCAGCACGTCCTCCCGAGGCTGGCCGGTCCCTTCCTCGACCGCCGTCAGCATCAGCACGTCCCGCGCCAGCTTCACCGCCCCGATGAGGTTCGTCTGCATCTGGAGCAGGCCCAACGCGAAGTCGGGCTTGATGCGCCGCTTGGCCGGGCGCCCCGGGAACTTCGCGCCGAACTCGATGATTGTCTGCTCGGCGGTCTCCATGCGCTCCTGCATCGGGTTGGCGAAGTAGTCGTCCAGCAGGTCCTGCACCCGCCCCAGGTTGAGCGCCGCGCGCTTGACGATGCCGTGCAGCTGCTCCGCAGCCTCCGCGCCCCGCTCCTCCTGCAGCTCCCGCAGCCGGCGGCAGGCCGCCTCCCGGAATGCCTGCACGTACTCCGGGAAGCGGATGCCGCCCGGCAGGCGCGCCCGCGCGTGGTTTTTCGAGAGCGTGTCCGCGCGCAGGTCCACCGCCGGGTGTAGGGCGATGCTCTTCCAGCCTTGATTCTCGGCATGCAGCTCCGCCGCGATGAGCCAGCGGTACGGCAGCAGCTCGCGCTCGGAGAGCCCGAGGTTGGCCTGCACCTCGGCCCAAGGGACGGGCAGGCCCGGGAAGCCGTCCTTCGGATCTACGCGCGGACACCGCAGGAGCATGAGGCGGTCCGCGATCTCGCGGTGCTCGCCGGCAACCGGCAACCGGCAACCGGCAACTGCCTCGCGGGTTCTCACGCGAGGCCTCCGAACGGCGGATGAAGTATGGGTCTAATGCGGACGAAGCCCCCGCCTTTACTGCCTTCTGCCTTCTGCCTACTGCCTTCGACTCCACGAGAGGCGCGGCGGCACGAGCCTACCGGGATGGGGCCGCCATCCAACGAGAGGCCAATCTCGCAGGCTGGCGGCTTACGGAGCGGGGCCGCCGCACCCCAAGGAGGAAGGCATAGGACTGCCATCGCTCAGCTTATAACCGATCCTGAGGACACTTTGGGGATAAACCGCACAGATGCGGAATAACCGCAAAGTGGCCATCCTCAAGGCTGGAAGTCGGCCTGAAGGCTCAGCACTCGGTGCATCCAGTATTGGCAGCTACGCTCGGAGGGTGCCCAGGGGCCATGCTGCTCCTTCAGCGCCCTAGCGATTTGCGCCGCCGTGCAGTCGCGGCCGAAGCGGTCGGCGTAGATCTCGTACACCGCCAGCAGCCGCTCGTCCCGCCGGGCGAGCTCCCGCCGCAGCGCCGCGTCCCACTCCGCGAGCTTGCGCCCGGCAGGCGCCGGGTAATCATCTGCGGGGGCGGCCGGCAACCGGCAACCGGCAACCGGCAACTGGCTCTTCTGCCTCATATCACGCTCCTTTTCAGCTCGCCGCTTCGCCCGTCCACTTCTCTCTTATGACACCATGACACCTTATGACGCGTTAGGTATATATTGCTTGTATGCGATCTAGGGGCTTAGTGAGATCGCTTAAGGGGGTAGTACGCGTGCGCGAAAAAGATCTAGAACGTGTCACAACGCGTCATCGTGTCATAAACGGGGTGGGGCGCGGGTCACAGGAGCGGCTCCGAGCCGGGCTGTGGGATGAAGCCGCCGGCGTTGAGCGCGACGCCCAGCCACCAGCGGCTCAGGCCGCTGCGGAACTCGGTCTGGTCCCGCGGGACGTTGTACTTCAGGCTCAGCAGGTCTTTCATGCGCCGCCCGAAGCGCGTCTGGCTGAGGCAGTACGCGCCCGTCTCCTCGCAGTGCCGCATGTACGCCTTGTATATCTCGGTCTTGGTACATCGCGCCTGCGGCTCGAAAAGACACACGCCCTCTGCAAAGGGGCCTAAGGGGTCCTGCTCCGAGAAGTATTCCGCGGTGGCGCTCTGCACGCTCGGCGGGGGCGCCAGGCCGGGGGCACCGTCGCTCACCCGCTCGTAGTACTCCCGCAAGCCGTCCAGGGCCCAGTTCAGGATGCCGGAGAGCTCCTCGCGCAGCGTGCGCTTGAGGAACGGATCTCGATCCTCGACGGCGATCGTCATGCGGAAGGGGATGAGCAGCACCCGCCGCCGCATCGCCTCGTCGACGTTGCGCAGCTCCGGCATGTGGTTGGTCACCACCACCGGGATGAACTCCGGGACGAACTCGAAGAAGTTGCCGTGGCTGAACCGCGCCGCGATCTTCTCCCCCCCCGTCATCACCTTGACCAGGCTCTCCGCCAGCCGCTGCCCCTCTTCCGTCTCGCTCATCGTGACCAGGCGGGCGCCCTTGAGCCGTGCCAGCGCGAACACCTGATTGTTGCTGCCGCCCTCCCTGGCCAGCACCGTCTCGCTGGTGGTCGTGGCCGCGTAGTCGCCCAGCAGCTCGGAGATGGTCTCCAGGAACGTGCTCTTGCCGTTCGCGCCGGTGCCCCACAGGAATGCGATCACCTGCTCCGGGTTGCCGCCGAAGAGGCAGTACCCCGCCAGGCGGCGCATGAACGCGATTAGGGCCTCGTCCGCTCCGAAGATCTCGGAGAGGAACATCATCCAGCGCTCGCACGTCGCGGCGGGGTCGTAGACGACCGGCGCCAGCTTGGTGATGCGCTTGCCTGGATCATGGGGTAAAGGGGGTAAAGCCAGGCCCTCCGCGCTGAGGCTGAGGAGGTGGCTCTGCACGTTGAGGAGCAGCGGGTCGCTATCCAGCTCCTCGGGCTCGACGGCCACGCGGCGGTCCGCGGCCGCCAGACTGAGCAACGCCTCCATGCGCTGGCCGCCCAGCGTCTGGCTCGCCCAGTGGCAGCACAGCCCCCGCGCGTCCGCCGCCGGGACCTTCTGCGTCTTCTCGGTGCCGGCGGCCTTGGCGTTGACGTCCTCGGCGATGGCCAGCGCCTCGCCGCTCATCTGCCGGGCGCACTCCCGCGCCAGGTCCCTCGCCCGCCGCGTCGTGTCCAGGCGCCAGCGGCCCTCGCCCTCGACCCAGATGTACCAGCCGCCCAGCAGCTCGCAACTCAGGACCTTGCCGGTGTTGAGCTTGAGAAAGCGCTCGGCGTTGCCCTCATCGGTAAGGTTTAGGAGTAGGCTCAGCTCGTAGCGGTACGGGTTGACGCCGATCTTTTGCTTGCCAGAGGGCGGCTTGATGAGTTTGGACCGGGCGGCTCCGCAGCTAGGGCACTTCTCCTCATCTGCGGGCCGGCGCGCCTGGCACTTCGAGCAGATCCGGAAGCCGGCGCGCTCAGCCCCTTGACCCCTTATTTGCTGGGGTAACGCGTCCATCGCGCCCAGCCATTCGCTGATCTTTCTAGCGCGCTTCTCCCCGACTGCCTCGACGAGGCTTTGCCAGCCTTTTACCGGGCCGCCGTCGGACGCAAGCCGTTGATAGGCGTCATCCAGCATCTTGCGGTACTCGTCGCACCGAACTTCTTTTCCGCCTGCCTGGATGATGCAACGCACCAGCTTGTGTCCGAATTCCGGGTTGGTATGCCGGGCCAGGTATCCGCAGAGGGCCAGTCCCCATTCGTGCAGGCCCGCGGCTGGCATCGCGCGCGCCGCCATCGCGCACAAGGCGACATGCTGGGCCGAGGAGAGCAGGGCGGACCGCGTCACGGCGGCAGGTTTCAGTACGTCCAGGGCGCCAGCAACGTCCAGAATCGCCGCGCCGGTCCGCGCCAGCCAGACCAGCAGATCGCGCGTTTCGCCGTGGACGCTCGGCGGAACCATCGTCTGGAGGCCCTTCTTGTCGTTATAGCGGATCTGAACCAGATGCTGACCATCCTCTGGATCGGCGAAGGTGTGAATCGCGGTCAACTCGGGACAGCGATACCAGTAGTGACCGACACCCCCGCTCTTGCGGCCATGGCGCATCGGCGTGGCCGGCAGAAGGGCGTAGGCGCTGGCCACGGCCTGGGGGGTGTCGAGGTCGACATCGGTTAGGTGGCCGCTTGCCTCACCGAGAATCAGCCCGCAATTGCTGTTCTCGCGGAAGGCTCGGACGATCTCCGCCTCGTCCATGCGCAGCGTCTGCCAGCCCTTCTGGGTCGGGACCTTGCCGTCCTGATGGCTGCCGTCGAATACCGGCTCGCGTAGGACCACAGGCCACCAACCGAGCCGGTAGTAGAGGCAGGCGGCACGAACAACTGGAGAACCTGGGGGCAGGCTGTCCAACATTCCCGCGGCGCTCAAGTCCCATCCTCCAAGGACTCGGCGACGCGGGGCGCCTTGCCGGTCAGCGGGACGGGAAACCAGCCGTGCCGCCGGTATTCGGCGGCGGCGCTGAGCACCAGCTTGTAGTGCTCTTGTTGGTTCACGTCTCCTCAGTGCGTGGGGGGGCCGTAGGGGTGAAGCCGCGCTTCGCCCCGGCGGTTATGGGTCGAGGGGCGGGGTTGCACCGGCCTGGCAGTCTTGGGGCGCGCGCAGGGCGGCATTGAGCAGATCTATGAAGCGCTCGATCTCATCCTCCGGGGGCTCTCCGCTCGCGTCGTGGCGAGCGTCGTAATATGCCTCGTCCACCACCAGCAGGGTGACCGCCTGCGCGCCCTCGTCGCCCGCCTCGCACTTCTCCATGAGCGGCAGGGGGGGGTCGGTTTCGTCGAACGTCTTGCCGGTCTCTCGCAGCCAGGCGCGGAGGGGCCAGCCGAAATATCCGTCCTCCCAGGTCAGGCAGGCGAGCATGAAGAGGCCGTCGGAGACGTCGTGCCCCCAGGCGACCAGCCAGACCAGGTCATCACCGCCTTCGGCGAAGGGGAGGAGGTCGGGCAGGGGCGGCAGGCCCTTCTCTTCGATGTGCTCCAGCAGGCAGGCGAGCTTGCCGGGGCAGTTCCAGTCAAAGTCGCAGCCGTTGCACTTGGGCATGGTGATCGGTTCAAACATCGCGGCGTTCCTTTTGCAGCGCTTCCAACTTCATGACGATGGCCGGGTCGTCGATGTTAAACAAGCCCTGGCTGCCCTTGTACGGGATCGGCTCGGGCAGCGCGTGGACGTTGGCGAGCACCCAGCCGCAGCGGCCTGGGGAGTAGTCGCCAAGCTGCTGCTCGCGCTCCCAGTGGCGCAGATTCCAGACTGACCGAAACAAGGTGCTGTCAGTGCTCGTGAGATAGTCAGTTGGTTTGCAGTCCACCAAGTCCGCCACGGCGAGCAGCGTGCCAACTGGCAGCGTCCGGCCCATCCACCACCATATCCGTTCTTTCTCGGAGCTGGATTCGTAGGCCGGGAACACATCCTTCCAGATCTCCTCGTGGTAGCAGACATCAATCCTGCCCGTTTTGTTGTCCCATCGCTGTGCGGCATGGATCAGCAGCGGCCCGCGGTAGGTCGTGCTCCAGCTCCGCGTTTCGATACGCTTCGCGCCCATCGCAATCGCCGACGCCCAGGGCTGCCAGAGGCTGAGTGCCTTCATGCCGGTGCTCCTTGCCTTGCGGCCGGGAACTGCCGCAGCTTCAGCAAATCGCCGGCGTCCCAGTCCGCGGCGGTCCCGGCCTGTTTGAAGAAGCAGGGGCGGCCCGCGACTTGGCAGAGCTTCGCGACATCCTCTGCCCAGTCCCGCTCCATCTTGCGCGCGCCGGGACCCGTCTCACCACCGAGGATCACCCAATCGAGGCGACCGCTGACCTCGTCGCCGAGCTTCAGGCCAGTGCGCAATATAGTGATCGGTCCCAGCATCGGCTCGATGCTTAGGAAGTGCAGCGCCGCCGGCGTCCGCAGCAGCAGGGGCGTCATCTCATCCGCGCTGTCCTGGTCCCAGGGGCTGGCGCCCAGCCAGACGTTTGGCAGCGGCCAGGGGACCTCGACGAAGATCTTGCCGCGTTTCTTAAGCTCCGCCGCCGTCACCGGCGAACAGAAACCCGCCAGTTCCCAGGTGCCGCCGCTGGGGCCCTTGCTGAGCAACTGCAAGGCTCGTAGCGGGCGCTTCGTCAGGACCTGGAAGGTATGCTGCGGGCAGAGCGCCATAACCTCCAAGACGCGCCAGATGAACTCGTTGGGGACCTTCTCGTGGAAAAGGTCGCCGTGCATGCTCACCGCGATCCTGGCGGGCTTGCGCCAGCCGAGCGGTCTCGCCAATAGGTCCTCGTGGCAGCGCACGTCGCCGACGAACTGATAGCGACGACAGATGGGATGCCCGTCGAGGATCGCCACCGAAAGCCCCTTGTAACGCTGGAGGTGCCTGGCACGCGTCCCGGCGAACTTCGCCGCCCAGCAATGCTCGCACGCCGGCCCTACCGGCGAGCAGCCCGTCACCGGGTTCCAGGTCTTGTCCGTCCATTCGATGAGGCTCTCGCCGCTCACGACTTCCTCCCCGGTTTGCCGGCAACCGGCAACCGGCAACCGGCAACTCTTCCATGGCCGCTCATAGCTCGCTCCAGAGGACCACGCGCTTGGCGTCCACGTGCACCTCGTGCACCGACCGCAGCTTGCGCTTGACGTACCCGCCGTCGTAGTCCGCCTTGGCGAGGCCGTAGACCTCGATGCTGCTCTGCGTCCGCGCTCCGGCGGCGATGGGGGTCTCGCGCGTGATCGCCCCGGAGCTCAGCGCGCCCAGGAGCATGTCGGCCAGGCGCCCCGCCGTCGGGTCCTTGCGGCTCATTTCAAATCTTCCGCGATCGGCATCAGGATGGCGCGCCATTCCGGCTTCTCCGGGGTGCAGATGAATATGGGCGTATGCGGCTTCTCGCCGAAGTCGAGGGTGAGGGTCACGGCCTCCTTCGGGCTCAGGCTGAGCAGATAGCCGGGGTTGACGCTGACCGAAAGGCTGCCGCTGAAGTTGCAGGCCATCCGCTCCTTGAGCCCGAGGCCAACGGCGGGATCGCGCCAGGAGACGGTTAGCTGCGTGTCCTTAGCGAGCAACCTCGCCATGTTATAGCCGTGCTCGGGCAGAGCGCCGATCAGCGCCGCGATGCGGGAGAGGCTGTACGAGAGCTCGCCGAGGTTGACCGTCATCCGCCGCGGGGATTCGGGCGGCATGATGCGCCGCCAGGCGGGGCGCTTCACATCGAGGATCGGCAGGACGTAGCTGCAAGCTGCCCATTCGAGCAGCAGCGCCTCCTCGCCGAGGATTATCAGCAGGGGCGGCTCCTCTGTCGCCCGATCCTTGAGCAGCCGCATCACGGGCGCTCCGTCGAGGATCAATCCCGGCGCGGCGGAGAAGGTCTGCTGGAGGCCGGGGTGCTCCTTCGCAAACTTCTCCTGCTGCTCCGTCGGCGGCTTGGCCGGGGGGAGAATCAGTCCCGGCGCGTCGAGCCGGACCGTCGCCAGGCGGTGGCCGTCGGTGGCGACCACCTCCAGCTTGCCATCCTGCGCTTCCAGCCAGAACCCCTGGCTGTAATGGACTCCTGCACTGGACGTCTCGGCGGGCAGATCGCGCAGGGCCTTGAGAGCCGCGCGCAGTTGATCCCAAGGCAGGATGAGCGGCATGCCCTCGACCTGCGGGCGTGTGAACGGCGCCTCGCCGGTCGCCGGGAGGCAGACCGTACCCCTTTGGTATCGCACCCGCAGGAGCTTGGTCTCCGCCTCGAAATCGAGCGTGAACGTATCTTCGGCCCGGGCCTCCGTCGCAGCCAGGAGCGCGCAGCCGTCGACGCCGCAGGCGAAAGGCGTGAGGCCGCCCGAGACGCCGATGCTCTTGCTGCGCCAGACGACCCCATCGGACGCCGACAACGTCATGCTCTCGCCGTTGGCCTCGATCCAGAGACTCCGCCTTTCAGCGAAGCGCGGAGACTCCTTCCGCCGGTTCATCAGCGGCCGCAGCTGACTGACCGCCTTCAACAGCTCATCCGGCCGCAGGTCCGCACAGCCGCAGCGCGGAACGGGTTTCGCGTCCTCGGGCGCCGCTGCCCTATCTATCATCTCAGTCGCCATGATGTTCCTCCTTGGGCGTTGTATCTCTTTCAGTTGCTGGACGCACCTGATGCTTCCAGAGTCCGCGCTGGCCCTGCAGAAAGCGGCGGTGCCCCAGCCGCCCGAGCTCGCGGATGAGGCTGCCCACGTCGCGGCAGCCCTCAGTCCGCGCCAGCTCCTCGCGCTGCTCGGGGCTGAGCTTTGGCCATAAAGTCTGCTCGTCGTCCAGCGCCACGATCTCGCAGCAGCCGAGCGTCTCGCCGGTGCGCGCATCCTCCATGGCGTAAACGCCGCCCTTCAGCAAGCGGTCCCCGCGCAGCGTCGTCGTTTTCTCTCCCCGCAGGACCGCCTGCTGGTTCTCCAGCAGCATCGGGATGGTCCGGGGCGTCTGGCGGCTCATGCCTTCCGGCCCTCCCCGCGCAGCACGGAAGCATTGCGCTGGAGCTCCAGGAGCCTGTTTGCCGACACGCCGTTGTTGCGCGCCATGAGCAGCTCCACCTCGGCGCGCAGCAGGGCGTCGTCATCCCATCTGGCCAGCGGCACCACCCAGACGTGCGGCACGCTGTGTCCCGGCCCGCCGTTCTCCGTCTTGCCGCTCACCTTGCGGCAGCTGAAACCCAGGTTGCGCAGGTCCCGGCTGGCGATCCCCGTACGGCCATACACCGCCACCACGGGCCCCAGCCGGCGGTCCGCGCAGCGGTGCATGGTGAGCATCACGACCGCGTTGCTGCTCATCCCCGCCTTCTTCCTACTGACAACTGACAACCGGTAACTGAGAACTGCTTGCTGCTCACTTCCGCAGCCATCCCTTGCCGGGGATCTTCAGGGCGCGACCCGCCCCTCGCAGCTCGATGAGCAGCGCCAGCAGCTCGCCGCGGGTATACACGCCCAGGCGCCCGGCGTTGACGTAGGCCAGCAGGCGCGGGGTGCTCTGGGGATAGCGCGGGCTGAGGTTGGCGCAGACATGGTCGAGCAGCAGGCCGCGGCTGGCCCGTATGTGCCGCTGCTGGCCGCGAAGGCGCTCCATGGCCATGGCCTCTTCGCCCGTGAGGTGGTATTCGTAGCGCGGCGGAGCGGGGGACAGGCCGGGAAGCATGCTCATGCGCCCAAGCCTCCCCGGATGCTTTGCAGCTCCTCCCGCTCCTTGAGGAGCGCAGTGCGGCGGATGTCAAGGGCTGCCAGCTGGCGCTCCACGTCGACCACCCGCATGTCCACCTGGCGGCGGATGCGCTCGGCGACGCTGAGCCGGATGCGCCGGTTCGGCTCGCCGAGGACCTTGAAAGGCGTCCTCTTGGGGGTTCCCGAGGCGCCCGGCGCTTGCCCGTCGCCGCCATCCGTGGCGAGGGCGCGGATGATCATCACCCCGGCGATCTCCGGCGCCATGACGATGTCGGCCAGGGATGTCGCCGCGTGCTGGTAGTCGACGTCGTCGCAGCGCTCGAACCGCGCCGAGACGCCGGGCCCCGCCGTCTGGCAGCAGCGCCAGACGTAGGGTCCGATCTCCGCGCAGCGACCGGCCTCGAAGGCGTTGAGCACCTGCAGCGCGCGGATGCGGGACTTGATCTCGCACTTGCCCGGCTTCACGGCTTCTCCCTTCCGTCCGGGCCGATCTCAACGCCCGTGGCGGCGTCGATCAGCTTCACGACGCGCGTGCCGCGCAGCTTCCGCAGCTCTTCCGTCTCCAGGCAGTACGCGCTACGGTGGCGCCCCAACTCCATGACGCGCTGCCAGTACGCGTCGCGCTCGCGGCCGTCGCCCTTGAGTCCGCAGGGGCAATCCTCCTTGCGGTACAGCGCCGACGGCGTCGCCACCAGCGCACCTACGGGCAAGGCGTTGAGCACGGTCGGCTTCATCTCGCATCTCCCAGCATCAGGCTGATACTGGCCAGCAGGCTGAGCGCGGCCGCGAGGAGCGAGAGCGTCCAGCCCACGGCGCAGCCCAATCCGGCCGCCGTCTCGTCCCGCTGCATTCTCGGTGGGGCGGGACTCCGTGCCCGCCAAGCCTTCATCGCCAGCCGCTTGTATGCCAGCCGGGCCTGTGTGAAGTCCTTGTCCGTCCGCGGCGTGCTCATGCTCCCGCCCTCTTCCGCCTTTGGTTCACTGACAACCGGCAACCGGCAACTGACAACTGCTCTCGCTTCACCGCGCCCATCCTGTGGTTGAGGAAGGGGAGCCGTCCCCGGGTGAAGACGGCTCCAGATAGGCGAAAAACGGGGGGTTGACTCGGGAAGCCCGGCGGGCGGGGGCTGTGGGCCCCGCCGCGCCGGGTAGAAGAGGAAGGCATTGATGGCGAAGCTCTGCGAGCAGGCGCTCATAGTCTCGCCGCGCCTTGGCGCGCACCGCCCAGGGGCGCAGCCCCTCGCTGCGGTACAGGATGCAGGCGAAGGCCAGCTCGTCCTCGCGGTTGCCGAATCGCAGGCCCGCACGCGCCATGCTGCGGCGGTGGATCGGGTGCACCTGTAGCATCCCGAGCTCGCCGGCGGCGCCGATGTCGCCCGGGTCGAAGCTCGACTCGTAGCGTCCTAGGCTAGCCATGAGCAGCGGCGACATGCCGCCTGCGGTGCCACAGACCCAGAACGTCCGCGCCAGGGAGTCCGCGTCGAGGGAGGGGTCGCAGTCGCGAATGTAGCGGGAGATCGTCCAGCGGACGAGCGGGCCCGGCACTTTGACCGCCGCGCCGGCGATCTCTTGCCCGGCCCTTCGCGCCATGCGCTTGACGATGGCGCGCTTAGCCGAATCATGTAAGGCGGTGGAGGAAACCGCGGGCAACGGGGCCCGGGGTAGACCCCGGCCCGCGGCTGCTTGAGAACCAACCGGAGAGGGGGGGGGAACTCCGGCAGGACCATAGGTAGGAGGAATCGCGCTTGCCGCCAGCCAGCAGCCGCCGAAGAGCAGCGCCGCCAGCCAGAGGGCGCTCAGCGCCTCGATGGCGAAGTCGCCGGCGTTGAGGAGATCGAGGGCCCGGGCCGCTCTGCCGTCCGGAGCGTTCGCGGCCCGGACCGTATGGGAGGTAGGCTGATAAGCTGAGGGGGGGGGCAGGCTCATGCCGTCTGCCCCGTCTGTGCGTGTAGCGCCGCTAGGACTCCGGCTTCGGCGAGCGCTGCCGCCATGCTCTCCGGGGTTTCCGTAGGGGCGAAGCCATGCTTCGCCCTCTCCGCGGCCAGCAGCCAGAACAGCGTCTCGCGCTCCTCGGCGGTCAGCGCGTCCCGCACCAGCTGCACCACGGTGCCCGTCCCGAAGCGGTTGCGCTGGACGTTCAACGCCATCATCAGGTCGCACAGCGCCGCATCGCGCTCTTCCTGTAACCCGTCCCCTGTAACCTGTAACCTGCTGCTCATTCCTCTTCCTCCCCCGGTCCGCTGGCAACCGGCAACCGGCAACCGGCAACTGCTTCCTCCCCCGGTCCGCTGGCAACCGGCAACCGGCAACCGGCAACTGCTTCCTCCCCCGGTCCGCTGGCAACCGGCAACCGGCAACCGGCAACTGCTCCGAACACGTCCGGCGCCAGCTCCTCGGGGCTCAGCGCCAGCTGGGGCTTCCCCCGCCGCACCGCCTCCTCCGCCAGCCACTCGCAGTACCGCCGCAGGTTGCGCTGGAAGGCTGCTCCCGAGCCGCGGTACCCACTCTCGTAGTTCTTGATCGTCTGGTAGCCGCAGCGAAAGCCCACCGCGCCCTCTTCCATGCTCATACCAAGGGCGATCCGGACATCCTGGAGTCTGCGGGGTGCGCCGTTGAGACTGGTATGCACGCGAAGATTATACCGCGTCTGAGTAGAAAGTCAATACTTTTCGGGAGCAATCTGGTACAATTTCTCTAGCCTGCTCTCAGGCGGGTAGGAGTTGGCTATGATCGACGCAGAACGTGTTGGAGAAACGCTCAGAGTCTTGCTTGCGCGAAGGCGCATGAACCAGGCTGAGCTGGCGCGGCGCAGCGGCGTGACCGCTGGAGTCATCAACGACATCTTCAATGGCCGCTTCGGAGACCGGCTAGCGCTGGCCACCATGCTGAAGATCGCCGAAGCTCTTCAGGTGCCCCTCGGCGAGCTTGTGGACGGCGCCTGGCAGCCAGAGCCGGTGGCGGCGGCGGCACCCGGCCCCGGCGATGATCGGAATACCGGATATCCGGCGATCGCCGGACGGGGAGGGAGAGGTGATAGAATCGAGACTCTAGTTCTGGGAAAGGCGGAAAGGCATGGCGGGCTGTCGGGCGATCACTCTCGGGGAGTTGTCACAGCTACTGGTGGCGTGCGGGGAATACCTGCGCCCTCTGGTGGCGCGCCGCTCCGCGGCGATCTTCATGGTGATGTACTACACGGGCATCCGCGTCAGCGAGTGCGTCAGCCTGCAGGTGGGCGATGTCACTAGCGGCGGCGAGGCGGGCGACTGGCTCTGCGTCCAGCGCTGCCACGTCAAGGGCAAGACCCACGGCCGCGAGGTCCCCCTGCATCCGATCGCGCAGCAGGAGGTCCAGGACTGGCTCGGTTTCGCCGGCCTGCGCGACGCCCCCCGCGACGCCTGGCTCTTCCCCGGCGTCAGCCGCGGCGCCAACCAGGAGTTCAACTTCGCGCTGCACGTCACGGACGTCAGCGTGCGGTACACTCTCACCGGTCTGGCGCAGAGACTGCACCTGGGAGGCAGAGTGAGCACCCACAGCTTCAGGCATAGCTTCGCCGAGCGGTTCTTCGAGGAGAGCGGCGAGAGGCTGCTGCTCACCATGGCCGCGCTGGACCACAGCGACATCAAGAGCACCCTCGCCTACCTGCGGCTGTCGCAGCGGGGCGTGCGGGAAGTCATCATGCGATTTGTCTGAAGGAGGACAAGATGCGACTGAGTCTTATTATCACCGTTCTTGCGGTCATTCTGCTGGGTTGCGGTGGTGGCGGAGGGCAACTTCCAGTCGCCGACATGCGACCTGTCGGTCATTGGATTGGCTCTGAATATGGAAGTATCACAATTGGCGCCCCTCAGAGCGGTATCTATCCATGCGCCTGGGACAGCGGCGACTTCCCTGGGGACCCTCCCTTGAATGGTGAGGGCATTCTCGATGGAGAGGTCTTCACTGCGGATTTCAAAGATGCTGGAGGGCTCACTCCGGGCGACGTTTGGTGGCATTATCGTTTTGCTGGCAAGATCCTCGGGGATGCGTGGTCGGCTCAGGAGTCGGAATGGATTACCGACGCCGCGGGGAACGTGACCCATACCATAGGAAGCTTCGCGCTACTCTTTACGCGCGGGTCTTAGTCCCACCAGCCGCTGAGCCGTCCCCAGTGGTAGAGCAGGCCCAGGGCCGCCAGGGCCGCGCAGAAGGCGATGGTACGCCAGTCTCTCACGAGCCGGTATGATACCCCTCGCCTGCCGCCTTCCCCCCGCCAGCGCCCCAGCGTGACGCGAGGTCCCTACGGGTGTGTCACTCCTCTATCCGGGCGACCGCATCGTTCATCGGCGGGAGGACGACCCGCACTTCGTTGCGAGGCAGATGCAGGCTAACGCGGCTCGCTGGCAGAATCGCGCGCACATCGTTTTCGGCGATCGTCGCCGTGACGGACGTGACGGCCGTCGAAGGGACTCCGCCATACCTCAGAACGACGGAAAGGACGGTGAGGACATAGGTTGCCGTCGCCGCTGCCAGCTTCCGTGCCGCCCTGAGAGTGACTGTATTGCAGGTAAGTGTGAACCTCGCCGTGGTCACAGCCAGCCTGCGCGCCGCCCGCAGAGTAGCCGCATTGGCCGTGAGCGCGAAGCTCGCCGCAGCCGCCGCCAGCCTGCGCGCCGCCCTAAGCGTGGCCGCGTTCGCCGTCAGCGCGAAGCTCGCCGTGCCCGCCACCAGCCTGCGCGCCGCCCTAAGCGTGGCCGCGTTCGCCGTCAGCACGAAGCTCGGCGTGCCCGCC